GATTAGCCATTTAGCTCTCCTTAAGAGTTGTAAGTACCGCTAGCGGCTTGACCACCATTGACGGTAGCCAGAGTCATCGTAGTAGCGGTAGCAACGGTCACGTTAGCACGGACGTTCACGCCATCAGAGATGATGACGCCACCAGTGTTGTTAGCCAACAGAGTAGACCAAGTAGCAGTGCTGTTGCTTGAGTTATAAGCAGACACAGCTTCGATGGTTACGTTGCCAGTGGGGAACGCCAGGTAAGTACCGGCGGGGATCAGGACGGTTGCGTTGTTGGCGGTAACGCTAGTCAACTGCCAATACGCACCAGGCGTGTTGGTAGAGGCGTTAGCCAGAACGATTTTATTTAAACCAAGTGCCATGACTATTACTCCTTACAGTGAGAGAGAGTTGTAGTTGTACACACGAGACATCGACTTGGGCTTGGTGCTAATCAACTCAGCAATCATAAGCACAGCGCCGACGTAACCAATCTGCCAGTTGGGAAGAGTGGACTCGAAACCAGTGAACACAAACGAACCTTGCTCGTGGATGTACAAGCTCAGGTAGTTGGTGTTAATGAAGTACACAGTACCTTCGGGGCAATATGGATCGGGGTAGATTGGCACACCAGCAACCATCAAAGCGCGGAAAGCGGCTTGAGGGCCATTGCCATCACCGTCGAAACCAGAACCGGGGGTGATAACGTACTGCTCTTGGCCCACAAAGTCTTGTGCCAACAGAGTCCAAGTACCGAAACCGCAAACGCCGAATGAAGGCATTTCAGCACCCTTCTTAACAGTACCAGAGATGTACTGCAAGATGTTTTGACGGGTGGGGTTCACGTTACCAGCGTTATACACCTTCGACTGCCACCAAGTGTAGGTGGAGCGGTTAATGTTACCGTAGGTTTGCAAGTTAGTACCGTCGTCAATAGCACCAGGCAAACCAATAAATTGTTGTTGGTTGGTAGTGTTGTTGTACAAAGCGGTAGCCATAGCGTCCATCATCACGTTGGTAGCATCGTTCATACGAGCTTCGATCAACGGAATAATGGCAGCGTCTTGCTGTGCGACACCTTCCATGCCCAGGAAAGGCACGGGAGAAATCATCAACTTCAAGTTGAACTCGGCGTTAAACGCACCTTGTTGGACTGAAGGCTGGTTGAAAGAACCAGAATAGTCAGACCACTGGGCGTTCACAAACTGTGCGCCTTGCACGGGAACCGTGACAGAGGACACACCGCCGGATGCTTGTTGGCTGTTAGCGATAAGCGCAGCCATCAGCGGGGTTGAGTTATAAAGCTGGACGACCAGCTTTGGGATAAAGGCCCGGCGCGTTACGTACGTTAATTCCGTATATTGCGACGAACCTGTTGCCGGGAGAATCCCGCCACCAATAGCCATAGCAAACTCCTAAAAAATAAAAAAATAGCATCTCAACTAAGAGATGCCGCCTACCCTCTTACAACCCAATAGGCCGCGTAGGTTTACGCAGGTCATTGAGTGCATTAAACGCTTCGTTACGAGCTGCCGCCTGCGGATTCTTCCAATATGCGCTCAAGTTGAAGTTCTTGACTGCACTTGGGTTGTAACCCGTAGATGTTGGAACGGCTGCTTGCTTCATCCACGCATGATACTGTGCTGCTGTCTCATGATCGGAGATTTTCTTCTCCAGCATGATCTTTTCTACGTCTGCGATGTCGTCTTCAGTTGCCAAACCTTTTTTAACAAGGCTTTGACGACGACGCTCTAACTCCTCCATAGCATCACGCTCACGCAACTTAGCTTGAAGCTGTGCGTTTTCGCTTCTGATCTGGTCAATGGCAGAATTGGTCTTGTCCTCGATCTCCAATTCAGGAATTGGCAAATCAGGGTTGACTTTCTTGGTCAGACGCAGAAACTCTTTGCGAGTTTGTGGATTTTCAGCCAGTTTTTGAGATAGCGAGGCTAACTCGTCACGGGCTTCCAGAGATAGATTTTCTAAAGACATAGTATTACCCTCTTAGCAAAAATTAGATAACCTTGCGGCCATCACCAGGTTTCTCAACACGCATTTTGTTCTTGTCGTACTTAGAAGCACCCGACAAGCCACCCAGTTGCGAGAAGCGAGGTGTGTTAGTGATTTGACCGTGTTGCTGATTGTTGTCTGTAGGACGACGAGGAGCGCCACCGGCTTTGGGTTTGTACAAGTCCATGATATTTCCTTACATTGGGGATTGAGGTTGACCTCCAGCCATAGCTGGAATTCCAGGAATCGGCGCTTGAGCCATAGCCTTGCCCTCTGGGGTTGCGCCACCAGCTTGAGGGAGGGTTTGTAGCATCTGAAGAATCTCAGATTGCTGCAATTCGTTAGTTTTGTTTTTACGAGGGCCAAGCGTTTTGTTGATAGCACCAATAGCTGCCAACACTGCCTTGCCTTCTTCAGAATCAGAGCCAATAGCAGGCAAAGATTGCTCCAGCAGGTCTTGAGCCATGCCAAGGTTAATCATTGCTGCTTCTTTAGAACCCATCTTGGGTTCTGGAGTGGACATAGGGCTGGACAACGGAGGAGTAGACGCCTCTGGAGGAGGAGCCATTGGGTTAGCGCCATCAGGAGCGCCCATGCCGGGAGGAGCACCGATACCGGGCATAGGAGCACCAGCGGATTTCGCACCCTTCATCATTTCCATCAGTCGGTTGTTATCCATAGCCATACTATATTCCTTTAGGCGAGTTTGTAACCTTTTACAAACACACTGTCAATAGGTGGGAGGTCAATGTTTAGTTTCCCGACCCCCCAGGGACTTAGCGGTTGTGCCGCAATCCTTGCGGATTACTTACGCTTGTGTTTACGAGCTTTACGAGCCATGATGGTCTCCTTGCAAGGGCCAAGTTAGAAAGGGAACTCAGCCATACCCTTATTCCTAACGGAATTTCTTAACGACGGGTCTTGCGACCACGCTTAGCCATTTTGCGATACATGGTTAGCTCCTTCTTTGTTGACGGGCTGTTGAACGATTACCAAGGGTTTTAATACCGGTGGTGCGAGTTGTCAAGCTCGGGGGCGAGTCAAGACGCTTTAGCTGTCCAGACTCCACGCGAGGCTGGTCTGCTTTGGGTTGAGTCTGTGTGCTTGCCATTATTTCGCTCCTTCGCCGCCACCGGATTTACCTGGGCCTTGTTTCGCTTGTGCCTGCTGTTTTTGCTGCTCGGCTTGCTTGGCTTCTAACTTCTTCAAGTCTTCTTTCAAGTGTTGCTTCATAGGCGGGTCGATCAAGTCAAGCAACGACTCTTTACTGATAACGCCTTCTTTAAACAAGTTGAAAGCCAACTGACGGTTGTCTTCCATAAAGATGGGCGAGTTAGAGTGGGCATCCACCTTAACAACAAAGTTCTCTGTGAACTGCTCGGCAATAAACGGACGGTTCTCTGTGTCTTTGAAGTGAGTGGGGTCATACTTTTGCATGACTTTCAAATACAGAGTTGCCAGCTTCTCAAGGCTGTCCTCGATTACCAGAGCGCGTTTTTTGGTGCGGCTAGAGCCAAGACGAGCAAGCTGAGAAGCATGTCCAGCAGAGCGAACGCCAGACTCACCTTTACCTTGTAGAACATTTCCAATCCCCGATGCCTCTTCAAACATGGCATCTATCTCATGAATCTCGTTAAACAAGTCGGCAGGCATGGTAGGAGCTAACTTCTCCACCTTTGCGTTCGGCATGTCGGTTGCTAGCAAACCGCCAGCGCGGTTGAGAGCAAAGTTCTTCTCGTCCAGAATACCCGTAAAACCAATCAGCGCAGTGGGAGGGGAGACTTGCTTGGACAGCAAATCCATGATCTCACCCATACGCTTGTTACGGAGCTGCTGGAGGTAGACCAGACGGTTAACTTCTGAGCCGCCCCAGTAGTAGTCATAGAGCGGGTTGGGAGCAATCTGAACAAAAGGCAGCTCGCCTTTCAAGAACATTTGCTCGCCAGGACGGTCATAGATGATGATGTCGGGGTCTGCTTTGGTGACGACTTGGTAGTCTTCTGTGTCGTCGTTCCACAGCCAGAGTTCAATCATCTCAACGGTAGGCTCGGACACTTCTGCTTTGTAGCGCATAGTGCCGTTCAAGTCTAAGTTCACGTTACCCATCAGTTGTGGGTTTGACTGAGACATGATGATGCGGTCTACACCGTTGGGAGTTTCTGTACGCACGTGCTCCATAAAAGAGAGCTTGCGAACAATAGCGTCACGCCGGGGGTGGCTATACAGTTGAGAGTACAGCTCGGACTTGGTGATGTAGTAACGCTGGATGATTGCTTCTTGGCGATCTGTGTAAGCAATATCCTCACGCAGCACACCCATCGCTTGAGGCTCAACCATGTAGGGGTGGATGCTGCCACCCTTCTTCACAACGGCTTTAACGTAAGTGGTGTTGTACACCAGCGCCCAAGTCACAGCAGAGGCGAATACTTGGTCAGCGTTTGAGTTTAGCCACTCGTCGTTGAGAGCGCGGGTCAGGACGGGAATCTTGAATTGCTCTAGGGGGCTGACATCAGCGCCGGTGTTGATGCTAAAGCGTGTGGTTTCTGCTGAATAGAGAAACGAGGTGAGCTGATCGATGTGGGGGAAAATCTTGTTATACAGAGCTGGTGGCTCGGTTGGCTCAGCACCAAACAAATACCAGCTCCGCAAGATCCCTGCATCTACCTGACGTTGTTGCATGGAGACGGAACATTTTTCTATCACATCGAGATAGAAGCGTTCGCGGTCTTCTGGATCGTCAGGGATTCTCATTCTTTAGGCAATGCAAGGTTGTCTTGATCGGGAATGTAACTCGCCACCTTTGGGCCTGTCAAGTTACCTGCGTCTGAGGGCCTAAACCCAACAGATTCGCCTTTAATGGATTGTACCGCACGGCCCGACAAAACGGACTGCATACTAAATCTATTATCACCTCCCCACACTGCGGCGTCACCTGGGCGGGCTTCTCGGGGTTGCGGGGCCTCTGTAGAGATGCCATTCTCTGCTGCATGGTGCATAGCTTGGCGTTTCATCTCGTCTATCGCCCCACTTGCGTGTTTATATTCTGCTTCTGAGAGCTTATTGTCCTTTGTAAGGAAGCCAGTCTGACTTTCCCCTGCTCTGGTGCTTTGAATGTCGTTCATCCCAAAGTCTTGGGCCAGTCCACGGACAGTTTTGTCTGTATTCTTGGTTTTATCCGAGATTAGACCTGGTGCTTGCAAGATGACGTTGTGAATTTCGCCTGTACAGCCTTTGATAGGGCATTTTGCGTCCCAGCCCTCAAAGTATGAGTGTACAGAGCAGTGATAGTCCCGTAGTATTGCCATAAGTTACCCTCTTAGTGCTTCATCAAGGTCGTAGGTTGAATAATCTCGTCGGTTGACCATTCCCAGCGAGATTTTTGGCCCGTCAGAGGTCATTTTGACCCCCATACTGGGCACGATGACTGGCTCAGCCTTTTGTTTGTACTCTACAAACCGTGTCATGTCCTTGCGACGCATCACACGCACACGGCCTTCTTTCCATTCTCTATATCCTTTGTTAACCCGTATCTGGGTTGTCTCTGTCATGGGCAAGTCCTCTATCAAGAAGACCCGCTCCATAAGCGTTTGTGAGATGCCGCACAGTTCTGAGAACATTACCTGAG